CTCAGCGGTAGAGCACTTCCTTGGTAAGGAAGAGGTCCCGGGTTCAAGTCCCGGAAACAGCTCGAAGAAAAGAGGGTGTCTGACAAACCGCAGACACCCTCTTTATTTATTTTTATTCGTACTCTTATCTAGAAATCATTTCCGAATATGCGATTCTCGGAAGATAAAAAACTTGCCAGCCCCTTTACAGCCTCACGCTCAATGCAGACGCCATAGCTAATTCGAACGACTTTGCCGCGTTGCAGAGACAAAAAAGCTGTGCTTCCGTACAACATTTCGCCCCGTTTCCACTCTTCGGCAGAGCGCGCTCGACTTCGCGTTACCACTTGCCGCCCGTCCTTCCCTCCGTCGGGCTGGAGGCGACCTTGTGAACTCCTGATTTTCGCCTGCCAGCCATACGACCAACTTTTATCTTCAAACCGCTCCGGACAAATTTGTCCACCCCGAAAATAAAAAAGGTTGCAAACATTCGTTTGCAACCCAACCGACCTTCCGGTCATTTGCGGAGAGACAGGCACTAATAATCCTAATATCATAGAATACCATACAATACCAAAACCATTACACTTTCAACGGGTTGCAAGACATAGCCCAAGATGATGATATTGCAGAATACCACACAATGCCGGAAAATCGTCCAAAATTCGTGTACATAATCGTGTACGAGGTAAAAGCCGGACAATTCGTGTACATTATAGATTGTCAAACCTTGACATTGCTTTTGCCTTTAATTCATCAACTATCTTCACATAAGGCTTCATTGCCGAAAAATCATTGTGACCCGTCCATTTCATAATGACCTCACTTGGAATGCCAAGTTGCAAGGCGGTAACGACAAATGTACGCCGTCCGCAATGCGTGGTCAATAATGCCCATTTCGGAAAGACTTGTTCGTGCCTTATGCCGCCTTGAAAATAGACAATCCGTGTCGGTTCATCAATGCCGCATACTTGCCCAAGAATCTTCAAATGGGCATTCATCTTCACATTCGATATTACAGGCAACGCCAAATCTTGCGGAAACTTCATGTCCTTGTATTTGTCAATAATCGCTTGTGAATGCTTGTTCAGTTCAATGCGCAATCCGTCCACCGTCTTTTTTGTGACAACCTCAATAAATCCATCCTTGATGTCTGACCTTTTTAATTTCGCCACATCCGAATATCGCAACCCCGTGAAGCAACAAAACAAGAAAATATCACGCACCCTTTCAAGGGCGGCTTGCGTTGGCAAGAACACATGGTTTTCCAAGGTTTTTATTTCGTCTTGGGTCAAATATATTATTTCCTTTGAATTGCCGTCCGTGCCTTTCAATTTGGGCTTGAATGTGTCTTGAACATCCCCATTGTAAAACCCTTTTTTGTGCGCCCACCGCAAGAACCAACGTACAAAAGCAAGATTCTTGGCGATGGTGGTGTTTCGCAATTCTTTCTTTTCCAAATATGCAAGATAGGCTTGCATCTTTGATTCATTGATTCCGGGAAATGACAAGTGCGGGTCAAAGTCATAAAGATGATGCTTGATTGCCGCAAACTTTTCAAATGTCGATGGCGTCCATTGATTTTGTTTCCCCATCATGTCGGTAAACAGGTCGAACACATGAAATAAATCCATGTTCGGGTCTGCAAGGCTTTCATTGGTTTTGGTTTTTCGCCCGACCATATCATTGAACAAGTCTTTGATTTCGCCCAATGTCGGAACACGCTTTTCAAGCAATTCATATCGGGCGAACACTTCATTCATTATTGCTTTCCATTCATCAATGGTGCGGTTGATGTCAGCCGCACCGGGGGCAGATTTCAAGGCGCATTGATTGTTTGCATCCCAATCTTTCAAATCAATGTTATGCCCGGTCGGAAAATCAAGTGGTCTTTGCCCACGTAATGTCACACGCATTCGGATGGATAGATTTTGCGTGTCACCCGCCTTGCGCTTGTGAAGCAAGAATTTTATGCCTTTCTGAATGTGCATTATTTGTCCGATTTAAGCATTTTACCCCGACCAAGCAACAACCATTCAGCCGAAACGCCAAAGTCCGTGCAAATAGCTGAAAGCGCATCCAAATCAATCATCTTGTAAGTCGTTTCATCCAAAGGCTTGTCAAGGGTGTTTTTTATGCGTGAATACTTGGTGCGATTCAACTTGTGTTCATCGCAAAAGCCTTTCAACCCGGTTATCTTGCCTAACGAGATAGCCAAGTCCAATGCTTCAAAGAAACGGCGTTGGATTGCCAATGCTTGTGGGTTGATGCTCTTTTTCATGGTTACTTTTTTTGCGGAACATACACCCTAAAAGAAAATTCATATTCACGCACGGAATCACCATATTTAATGGGAAATATCAACCGCACTATCATATCGCCCTCTTTTTTGATGCTCTTTTTCTTGAATACAGGGTAAGCACCGCTTTCCCACCAATTTTCTAATGGGAATATACTTTTTGATATTTCCGTTCTTGATGCAATTACGCTTGTTCCTTTGGGTGCATCCTTTTGCATCCTTATTGTATTGTCAAATACAATCCCCGAACTTTTCTTGTTTCGGATGAACAAAGTTTTATCCCAATCACATTCGACATTGGCTTTGGTCTTATTCTCTATTTTGATAGTCCAAAACAAATTTGTCGGTGAAAATGTGAACTTGATACTATCATTTTCCCATACCATATTATTAGCCCCCGGCGTTGTTTGTTCAATAACGCAACCCGCATACTTTTCTTGCCCATTGACGATTATTGCAGACAGGAAAAGACACATACATACAAATATCCTTTTCATAAGTTTTCCATTTTCTTTTTATAATCAACAATCATTTTATCGAATTGGTCTTTATTCACGGTCGTATATTCTTCACCTTGCAGGCTTGCCAATTCAAGAGCATCAAAGATTTCTTGCGGCATAACCGAATAATAAGACGGGTTGCCGTAATAGTTATTAACCTTGATTCTTATCGTTTCCATATCATTGCCCTTTCGTTAAGTTCCCTATTATTTCCAACAGCTTGTCAATGTGTTCTTGCGCCTTTGCCAAGGATTGTTCCTTGCTTGCAAGGATTTCCAATAATTTATCGGTGTCGGTTTTGTGAACCGTCACATTGTTGCCATTGATGTTGTCGCCATTGACGTTTTGTTGTTCACCCCCGGCATATTTTTGTGGCTTAATCACCAAATCACGCAACATTGCGTGTTTTGACTTGGGAATTTTCGTTCCAGATTCCCAATTTTGGATTGTACGGGGGTGTACACCGAGCATTTCGGCAAGTGTTTCTTGCGAAACACCCAATTTTTCCCGTATTTCTTTTATATCTATATCGTTCATAATCAATACTATAAAAATTATTTTCAGTCATAACACGCAATTTTGTGTGAAAAAATTTGGTGATACACACAATATGCCGTATCTTTGCAAACGTAAAGTTCCACAATGCAAAGGTAAAGCATTAAGGAGCGTTTGCAAATAGCAAAATTACGTCATTTTTTGCGGAATGCCAAAAGCAAACCCGAAAAGTTGCGGTTTTGAAACACATTTAATTTCAAACATATATGAGTAAAGAACAATTTTCATTCAACAAAGGATGGTCGCAAGTCAAGAACGGCGACATTTCCGAATGCCGGGCAAAATTGATGGCGGCTTTGAATATCAACACCCGAATGGCATTCTTAAACAGATTGAAAGGTGAGGTCGAACCCAAAGTTTCGGAAGCAAGAGCAATCGAAGCCGTGTTTGCCGAATATGGGATTAAGGATGTTTGGGGAATGTAGTGACCAAGCGTGAAGCCGAAATTGCGGAGTTATCCGCATGGTGGTTTTGCACGAAATTCCACATTTCCTTTGACTTGTCACCCTTGAAACGCAAGGTTATCGCAACAACGCTTGTCGCCTTATTGATGCCGCAAATCTTCAATTTCGACAATGTGGCAATCAGGGTGCGCACAAGGAACACTTGCCGGACGGTTCGGGTGATAAGGTCAAGAAGAAAGTTTGAAGATGACTTTGCAACGGTCGAATTTTAACAACTAAAAATTTCGCAACAATGAAAGAAGAAACAAAAAAACAAGTCAGAATCGCCATTGTCGGGTTGTTCGGTGCGCTTGCGTTGATATGCGCAACATCCGAACCGATAAACCAAGACACATGGTTTAAGGACTTCTTTATTAGCAAGTCGATTGCCGCCCTTTTCGGGTATGTCGCATACAGGCTTGCGAAGTATTGGGAATCAAAAGGGCTATTGCCTGAAATGGATGATGATGTATGACAAGAATTGACCCAAATACAAGGATTATCGACTTGACGGTTGGTGAATTGATGGAGTTGATAGAATCCGCACAAGCGGACAAGGCAACGCCGCAAGCCCCGACCGCGCCCGAAAAACGGTATGTCTATGGTATCGCCGGGATTGCCCAAGTATTCAATTGCAGTATGACAACGGCAAACAGAATCAAGGCAAGCGGACGGATAGACCGGGCAATCAGGCAAAACGGGCGAATAATCGTTGTCGATGCCGACCTTGCTTTGGAACTATACAATAACAATAAATAATACGCAACAATGAAACAGGTAACATTAAAATCTTTGACCCTTTGCAACTTCAAGGGTGAAAAGGAACGGACAACGAATTTCAACCCGGATGTCACCACAATATCAGGTGGCAACGGTTTGGGTAAGTCAAGGCATTTCGATGCTTTCATTTGGCTTCTTTTCGGCAAGGATTCCAAAGACCGAAAGGATTACGAAATCAAGACACGCATTGACGGCAAGGAATTGCACAACGTTGAATGCAGCGTTTCGGGTGTCATTGTCGTTGATGGTGAGGAAATCAGCTTGAAACGTGCCTATATTGAAGATTGGGTAAAACCCCGTGGGCAAGTCGAAAGGGTGTTCAAGGGCAACCACACCGAATGCTGGTGGAATGAAACCCCGGTCAATGTCGGCGAATACGCCAAAAGGATTGAAGCAATCATTGATTCATCCGTGTTCAAGATGATAACCAACCCGGCATTCTTTGTCAATATGCCGTGGAAGCTGCAACGGGAACAACTTTTTCAGCTTGCCGGAACAATCACAGATGCCGAAATCGCTTCAATGAAGCCCGAATTTGCCCTTTTGCTTGACAAGATAAGCGGTAAGTCACTTTCGGACTTCAAAGCCGAAATTTCGGCACGGAAGAAGCGTTTGAAAGATGATTTGGCACAAGTCCAACCAAGGATTGACCAAACTTATAAGATGATGCCCGAAAATGAAGATTTCAACGCCCTTGAAGTGCAAATCCAAGTCATTGACGATGAAATCAAGGACATTGACAAGGCAATCAGTGATGCAACCGCCGCAATCCGCAAGGAATATGAAGCGGAACAGGAAAAGCAAAAGGCGGTGAATACCTTGAAATCAGAGTGCCAACAAATCATTTTCAAGGCAAAGCAGGAAGCACAGGAAGCCGCATTTGAAGCCAATGCCCGCCGCCGTGAATTGGAAAGCAATATCAAGGCAAAGGAAAGGGAATTGGCGACCACCAAGCGTGAATTATCTTCTTCACAAAAGGAGCAAGAACGGCTTGAAAAAGAGATTGAAAAATTGAGGTCGGAGCAAGACACCTTGCGCAAGCGTTGGTTTGAGGAAAACGGCAAAGTCTATGAGGGTGAAACCACTTGCCCCCATTGCAAGCAGGAATTGCCCGCCGCAATGATTGAACAGGCAAGGGATGTTTTCACAAAAGCACAAGCCGACAAATGCAATGAGATAACCGCCAAGGGAAAGGGAATTGGCGAAAGAATCAAGGAACTTGAAAAGGAAATCGAGGATGTGAAAAAGGACATTGAAACATCCAACGCAAGTGTTGTTTCCATCCAAGCAGCCATTGACGCATTGAAAGCCGAATTTGTGTCTTTGCCGCTTGTTGATGCCGCCGCCGTTGTTCCTGAATCAATCCCGGAATGGGTCGAAAAGCAAGCGGAAATCAAGGAAATTGAAGCCACCATCAAAACGGAACAAGCAAGTTCCGCCGACACGAGCAAGGCGCAAGAAAGAAAGTCAGAGTTGAACAAGACCCGTGATGAACTGAAAAAGCGTCTTGCCAATCGTGACACAATCAGGCGTTACGAAGATGAAATCAAAGACCTTGAAAAGAAAGGCAAAGACCTTGCCCAACAAATCGCCGATGCTGAAAAAGAGGAATACACGGTTGAGCAATTCACCAAGACCAAGATTGACGAATGTGAAAGTCGCATTAACGGGATGTTCAAGCACGTGTCTTTCCGCTTATTCGATTACACCCTTGAAAACAATGCCGTTGAAACGTGCATTCCATTGATTGATGGTGTTCCTTATCCAAGTGCGAACACCGCCGGGCAAATGAATGCCGGGCTTGACATAATCAACACGTTGTGCAAGTTCTATGGCGTTTGCGCCCCGATATTCATTGATAACCGGGAATCGGTCAATGATATTATCGAAACAGAAAGTCAGATTATCAACCTTGTTGTCAATAAGGACAACTTTTTAACAATCAAATAAATAACGCAACAATGGAAAAGAAAATTGAGAAAGGCGAATTTATTTCACAGGTGGAAACATTCGCACGTATGATGTCAGAAATGACAAGTGAAAAGGATGGTGTAAAGCGCGGTCTTATAATCCTTGCGTCCGAATCCGTGGAAAGTGAGGATGGCACAAAACAGATTGTGGCGGTCATGGGGCATGGCGGAAAGGTCGTTGAATCAATCGCCGCATTAGCGTTGCAGGAAAAAGGCAAGGAACTTATTACGGCAGGAGTAAAAGAAGCCGCCTTGAAAGAACTTATTGAAAAATTCGGGGGGGGGTATCTAACACTATTCATCAACAAGTAAATTGAACAGATATGAACGAAATTCAGAAAACAGAAAAGCAGGGGCAAGCATTGACGGTTGCCGCCCCCGTGCAAGTCGGGTTCAACTTCTTTGACCCGGTGCAATTTGAAACAATGCAACGTGTGTGCAGGATGTTTGCCAATTCGGAACTTGTGCCGGATATGTACAAGGTGACGGACAAAAACCCAATCGAAAAGGCGATGGCAAATTGCATGATTGCCATTGAGATTGCCCAACGTATCGGCGCAAGCCCCTTGATGGTCATGCAAAACATGGTGCCGATATACGGCAAGCCGTCTTGGTCTTCAAAATTCCTTGTCGCCACCGTGAACACTTGCGGACGCTTCAAGCCCTTGAAATACCGCTTCACCGAAAAAGGGATGCTTGGCATGGTTGATTATGTCGAATACACGAAAGTATGGGTGAACGGTCAGAACGGACGGGGCTATTACAAGAATGAAGCCGCGACCAAGCAGTTTGACGGGCGCAAGATGATGGACATTGAGTGTGTCGCCTATACGAGCGCAAAGGGTTCGGAAGAAGTCTTGGAAAGTTCGCCCGTGTCAATTCGCCTTGCAATCCAAGAGGGTTGGTTTACAAAGAACGGTTCAAAATGGCAGACCATGACCAAACAGATGCTAATGTATCGTGCGGCTTCATTCTGGACAAGTGCTTATGCCCCCGAATTGTCAATGGGTATGCGTACCGTTGAGGAATACCAAGATATTGTCGATGTCGATTATCAGGAAGTCGGGGCGGAAGTTGAAGCCGAAAAGCACGACAACGCCAACAAGGTGCAAATCGGGGTTGATTTGGCGCAAGGAAGCGACAAGACCACGGCGACAATAATTGACCCGGAAACGGGCGAAATCAAGGCGGTGGATGATGCAAAACCCGCGCCCGCGAATGATGAAGCGGCACAATCGCCGACACCACAACCCCAACCCGGTTTCTAACAATCAAAATCCGAAAGGCTATGGAATTGAAAATTTTGGGTTCAAGTTCAAAGGGCAATTGTTACTTGCTTGACAATGGCGATGATTGCTTGATGATAGAATGCGGCATTCCGTTCAAGGACGTGCAAAAGGCGGTCAATTTCGGCATTTCCCGCATTGCTGGTGTAATCATATCGCACGAGCATGGCGACCACGCCAAACACGCCGGAAAGTGCCTTGAAGCGCAAATTCCGTGCTATATGTCACAAGGTACGAAAGACGCATTGCATTTGCCGCAAACCCGGCTTGTCCGGGTGATGGATGAATTGAAAATGTACAAAATCGGCAATTTCAAGGTTCAGCCATTCGCAACCCAACATGATGCCAAAGAGCCTTTCGGATTCTTGATTTACCACAATGAATGCGGCTTGGTCTTGTTCGCGACTGATACATATTACTTGCATTACACCTTTCAGGGATTGAACAACATCTTGATTGAATGCAATTACCGTCAAGACATATTGGATGCCAATGTTGAAGCGGGCAAATTGTCGATGGCATTACGGGCAAGGACTATGAAAAGCCATTGCAGCTTTGACACTTGCCGGGAAACATTGCTTGCAAACGACTTGTCAGGCGTGAACAACATTGTCTTGATACACCTTTCGGATGGCAATGCGAATGCAAAGGAGTTCAAGCAAGGAATTGAAGAAGCAACGGGCAAGACCATCCACATTGCGGAAAGTGGAATGACAATTTCAAATTTCAATAAATCACCATTTTAATTTTCAGAGTATGAAGAAGTTTCTTTTAAGACAAAAAGGCATTGAAAAAGCCATTGGAAAGTTTGATTCAAAGGTTGAAGCCGTTGATGTGATGGACGGTTACATTGAGGACAACAACGAAGATTTGGATTCGGACGATGAGGGGTATTTGACCCCGTTTGATTTCACCCTTGATGAAATCGAGGATAAGGAAATCAACGAGCTTGTGACCAACTATGAGGAAGCCCGGAAGTATCTTGGCGGCAAGCCGAATGCGGATTTTAACGTAACAAAGAAGCTGCAATCGAACAATTGCTTGGATTTGTCCGGCGTTGCCCACTTGGTTGATGAAATGAACCCGCGACACCTCAAAGCACTTGCCGCATTGAACAAGTTGTTCACCATTGCGGAAGCATGGAACAAGGCGGATGATTTCGTGCCGGATTTCAGCAACACCAACCAATACAAGTATTACCCTTGGTTTGTATATGACCGGGATGCTGCGGGGTTCGTGTATGCGTATACGCATTATGCGGCTACGGCTACGTGTGCGTATTTCGGTTCTCGGCTTTGCTTCAAGACCGCAAATCGCGCCCGCCAATTCGGTGAAATGTTCGCCGACTTGTACAACGAAGTGTTCCTTTTCAAATGACAGGTGTTTCATAGTAAAACGGATAAGATATGGATAAAGAACTTGGGCAAGAATACAAGAACCCGATTCAACGTGAAGCATTCTTGAAAGACAATTGCGATGGTTGCGAACAAAAGGGCTACATGAAGCCATACAGCCCGGAAGAATTGCAAGGGCATAAAGAAAAACTTGCCAACGTGTCGATTGAGATTGAAGAACTTGAAAACGAGAAGAAAGAAGCGATGGAGATTTTCAAGGGCAAGTTGAAGCCCTTGCAGGAACAGCGCAAACAGATGGTTTCCAATATCAAGGCAAAGGCGGAATATGTGACCGAAATATGTTACAGGTTCACCGACCAAGAAACAAAGGAAACCGGGTACTACAACAAGGACGGCAAATTGGTTGAGAGCCGCCCGGCGACCGCCGATGAACTGCAACCGACCATCTTTGGCGTGGTTCGCAACCTCAATCAACCAACAGGAACGGACAATTAACATCTAAATTTTTGAATTATGGACAACGAAAAATTGCAAATCAACCTTGCGCCCGGAATGAGCAAAGCGGAACTTGTCATTCGTGAGGGTGCAGCACCCAAAGAACTTGAACCCAAAGCCCCCGTCAAAACCAACTTGAAAGGCGTAATCGGGGCGGTCGTTGAATACCTCAAAAAGAGAATCAACGCCGGGCAATTTGAACAAAAGGATTGCCACATTCTTGTGAACCGTGACACAATCGAAATCACCTTGATTACGAATGAAGCGGACGAATACAGGCGTGGCGAAATCACGGGCAAATTGAGTTACAACCCCAAGTTCATTGAATTTGGCATTAACGCCAACAAGGTGTGGACACCAACGGAACTTGGCTTGTTTATCAAGATGAACCGGGCATTCTTTGCCGACCGCAACGAAAACATGAAGTTGGTGTCAAGCCTGATGAACTTCACCGCCGATGTGAACAACAAGATTGAAAGGGCGGTCAAGGAAAACGGCAACCGCACGGACAATTTCGCCCAAATGGTAAGTTCCAACTTGCCCGATTCGTTCACCATCCAAATGCCCATCTTCAAGGGTATGCCGCCCGAAACAATAGAGGTGGAAACATTCGCACAGGTGAACGGGCGTGAAGTCGCCTTTGTCTTGTTGTCGCCGGGCGCACAAGCAACGCTTGAAGATTTGCGTGACAAGGTGATTGATGAACAATTGGAGCAAATAAGGGAGATTGCGCCGGAAATCGCAATCATTGAAGTTTAACCGAATGCCCCCGGCTTGCTTTGTCGGGTCGGGGGCTTTAATTGTCGCAACAATGAATAAGGATTTGAAAATAACATTGGAATCCCTTGTGGCAAGGTACAACACAACGGCATTCATGGATAATGACCCGGTGTTGTTTCCGCGTTGCTTCTTGGGCAAGACCAAACAAGATATTGAAATCGCCGCATTCCTTGCTTCAACAATCGCTTGGGGTAATAGGAAACAGATAATGAACGGTTGCCGGAAGATGCTTTTTGACATTATGGATGGCAAGCCTTATGATTTCGTGATGCAACACAAATGGGAACAAATAGACCCCGAATGCAGCATTCACCGCACGTTCTTTGGACGTGATTTGGCGTATATGTGCAAGGGGTTGCATTCCATATTCATTAAAAGTTATTCGTTTGAATATGTGTTCATCCAAAGCGGTTGCAATGTTTGGAAAGGTTTTGAAACATTGCGTGAAATGTTTGCAAAAGCCAATGGTGGTAAATACTCAAAGCACCTTTCCAACCCGACACCCAACAGACACAAGGGCGGTTCGGCTTGCAAACGCTTGAATCTGATGTTGCGTTGGTTATGCCGACAAGATGGCATTGTTGATTTGGGCATTTGGCACGAATTGACCCCCGACAAGCTGATGATGCCCCTTGATGTTCATGTCGCCCGTGTGGGGCGTGAATTGGGCTTGATTACACGTCAAGGCAACGACCGCAAGACCGTTGAGGAATTGACCCGCAATTTGGCGGTTTTCGACCCCAAAGACCCTTGCAAGTATGATTTTGCGTTGTTCGGTATCGGTGAATCACAAAAACACGTCAAGCGATGAAAGAAGTGTATTATTTCCAACATGATTACAATGCCCGGAATGACCCAAAATTGCAAGACGTGTTGATTGAACACGGTGCGGCGGGTATCGGTGTATTTTGGTGCATTGTCGAGCAACTATATGAACAAGACGGGTTCTTGCCCTTGAAGTCGTGCAAAAGCATTGCATTTGCATTGCACGTGGAAAGCAAGGTTGTTGAAAGTGTAGTGCAAGACTTCGATTTGTTCCAAAATGATGGCGAAAAGTTTTGGTCAAAGTCAGTAAATGCACGTCTTGAAAAGCGCAAAACCATTTCGGAATCAAGAAAACTTGCCGCCATAAAGCGTTGGCAATCAATGCAAAATCAGCAAACGCAATGCAAAACGGATGCAAATGCAATGCAAGATATATCCAAAGAAAAGAAAAGTAAAGAAAAGGAAAGTAAAGAATCTAATAATATAGAGAGGGAAAAAGCAAAAACCGTCAAACGGTTTTGCCCCCCTACTATTGAAGAAGTACAATCCTACATTCAAGAAAAGGGATATTCGGTTGATGCGGAAGCATTCATTGCGTTCTATCAAAGCAAAGATTGGATGATTGGCAAAAACAAGATGAAAGATTGGCGAATGGCGGTTGTCACATGGTCAAAGCGTGACAATATGCGCCCGGCAAGAAAAGCAAGTGTAACCAAAAAGTGCAATGACGAATGGATGTAAAAGAAACCATAACAGACAAGGACGGCAAGCAAAAGACCGTGAAAGTGCAGATGCCAAGTGTCGGTCGCATTTTGGAAGCCGTGAAGCAACGTGGGTTGTTTGTCGGCATTACCCGTTACCAATACTTGCAATATGATGTCGAAGAAGCATTGAAGATTGTTGAAGCAATCGGCAAAAGCCGGAATCCAAAGTTCGTGATTGACGATGAAAACCGCTTCACTTACGAAAACTTCATCAAATGGTGTCATTGCGACACGTCAATGCAATGCCTTGACCCTGACACAAGGCAGGTTGTTCCGGGGCATTTGAAACGTGGTATCTACATTGCCGGAAACACCGGGTCGGGCAAATCATGGTGTCTTGAAATCATGCTTGCATATAGTGCCGCATGGGGTTTCCGGGTGTCAATGGAGAAAGACAACAACACGACACGCCCTTTGTGGTGGGTGACGTTCCGGGCTGATGAGATATGCGACAAGTTCATTGAGGATGGGAACATTCAAAGGTACAAGTCGCAAGGCATTCTTGGCATTCAGGATTTAGGCAGCGAGCCGCAAGAATCAATGTACATGGGCAACCGTCTTGACGTGTTGCGGAACGTGCTTGAATACCGGGGCGACAAGACGGACGAATTAACCCTTATCACTTCAAACCTTAAAATCAACGGTGAAGCACTTTCCAACAGGTATGGCGACCGTGTGGCAAGCCGACTTCGGGAAATGTGCAATTATTTTGAAATCAAAGGAAAAGACAGACGTAAAATTTAACAACTATGATTACGAAAGAAACAGCAAGGCAAATTTACAATTGCCACCAACAGATTGAAGAAATCGGAAAAATCAAGTCCGAAATGTGCGAGGAAGTCAAAAAGGCGCGTGAACGTGCGGAAAAAGACCAACGCCCCATTGCTGAAAATGAATCAAGTTTCGGCAAATATGGAAAGGGTATGCAATTGGGCGTTCCCGATGGTATATGTTCATCAATGCGCATTTTCAACATATCGCCTGAAATTGCCATTCAGGTAATGGATGAACAAGTGGAAGTGTTGAAAAAGCGGCTTCAAGAACTCAAAGCAATTGCAAAGATAGAACTTGAAGCAAATGGCAAATGAAGAATTGAAACAGACATTGGGCGATGATTTATGTGATTATTGCCCGTGGAAACAAGGCGAAATCGACCATCTATGCGATAGTATTTGCGAGGGTTTATATTGCAATGATGCGTTGGGTGCTTTCTTGGATGAAAACCAAGATTATTTTGATGATGATGCGGAATAAATAACTAATAAACGATATAACAATGGACGGTATTATCATTCAACAAGATGCGGTCTATAAAACCGAAAAAGGTACACCCGTGACCGATTCTTTGAAAGTCGCACAGGTGTTCGGCAAACAACATAAGAACATTATGCAAGCAATAAGAAACATCTTGGGGTCGGCTGAAAATTCAGCCCACCGCCGATGGTTTGCAGAATCAAGTTATTGTGATGCACAAGGCAAATCACGACCGATGTTCATAATGAACCGTGACGGATTTTCCTTGCTTGCAATGGGTTTGACGGGTGCAAAAGCAATGCAATTCAAGGTTGCATTCATTGAGCAATTCAATGCGATGGAAAAGGTCGTGCGGCAAGTGACACAACCCACCGCCCCGGCGATACCCCAATCATTTGCGGAAGCATTACGCCTTGCAGCGGCACAGGCGGAACAAATCGAGCGGCAACAAAAGCAGATTGAAGCCGATGCGCCCCGTGTCCTATTCTCACAAGCGGTTGAAACCGCTAAACAATCCGTGCTTATCGGTGAACTTGCCAAGATAATATGCCAAAATGGGGTTCAAACGGGCGAAAAGCGGCTTTTCGCTTGGATGCGTGAAAATGGTTACTTGTGCCAACACGGGGAAAGGTATAATCAACCGACCCAAAAGGCAATGGAAATGGGATTGTTCGAGATAAAGAAGACAACCATTCAGAAGCCCAACGGCGACACCCTTATATCCAACACGACCAAAGTAACGGGCAAAGGTCAAGTGTATTTCGTGAATAAGTTTTTGCATAACAATCAAAAGAACTTGCAGCCATGAGGATATACATATCAGGAAAGATAAGCGGCTTGCCTTATAAGGAAGCCGAACAAAGGTTTGAAGATGCGGAAGCCTTATTGACGGAACTTGGCTTTGAAGTGATAAACCCTTTGAAGAATGGTCTTGCAGCCCATGAAGAATGGATAAAGCACTTATGCAAGGACATTGAATTGTTGCATTCGTGTGATGCAATCTACATGATGGATAATTGGGTTACTTCAACCGGGGCTGACATTGAACATTACATTGCGGTTCGCACGAAAAAGGATATTTTGTATGAATCAAATGTGATTGTACGCACCAAGGATGATGAAGCAATCTTACGCATACAAAACGCAATCCACGAAGTGACCGGGTTACGCTTCAATCAGTATATCACCAAGTCGCGCAAGCGTGATGGGGTGTTTGCCCGGATGATATTCGTGTACCATTGCCGCAAGCGCAAAATGAAGTTGATACAGATTGCGAAATATGTTCACCGTGACCATTCTTCGATGCTTCATTTGTTGAAGAAGTACGATGATGATTTCAAGTACAACCCGCAATTCCGTGAAATGGCAACAAGAGTGAACAACATATTGAATAAAACAAATGAAAGCGCATAAATTCGATTACCGTTGGACTTTGAAAGATGCCCGTTTTACCAAAGACAAAGGGGCGGTCTTTTCATGTTTCGCTTGTGGGGGGGGGCAGTTCTATGGGTTACAAACTTGCCGGGTTTGATGTAATCGGGTGCAATGAGATAGACCACCGTATGATGTACGCATATTGTCAGAACCACAACCCCAAGTTCCCTTTCCTTGAACCGATACAGACGTTCAAGGATAGAACGGACTTGCCGCCCGAATTGTACAATCTTGATGTGCTGGACGGGTCGCCCCCTTGTTCCACGTTTTCGGTCGCCGGAAGCCGTGAAGAAGCATGGGGCAAGATGAAACACTTTCGAGAGGGTCAGGCGGCGCAAGTGTTAGACACCTTGTTTTTCGACTTCATAGACCTTGCAAAGAAGCTGCAACCGAAAGTCATTGTCGTCGAAAATGTCAAAGGCTTGTTGCTTGGTGAAGCCAAAGACTATGTAAGGCGGATATATGAGGGCTTCGAGGATGCCGGGTATTATTGCCAACATTGGTTGCTTGACGCTCAAAAGATGGGTGTTCCGCAAAGGCGTGAACGTGTGTTCTTTGTCTGTTTGCGGAAAGACCTTGCCGCCCCTTTCTTGGTGATGCAAGACCTTTTCAACGAAGTGCCGAAATTAGACCTTGACTTTAACGAGCCGCCAATAATGTTCGGTGAAGTCGCCGACTATTCAGGGCGTGAAATCAATTCAAAGGTGATGCGCCTTTTGTGGGATAACCGCAAAGATGGCGACACGAACCAAGGTGATGCAAATGAAAGGTTGTTTGGCAAGGGGTCGAACTTCAATCAGGCTTATGCGTACCCGGACAGGATATGCCCCACCCTTGCAAGCAAGGAATCATGCTTGATTCACTTTGTGCAACCCAAGTTTCTTGCCAAAAGTGAAGTGTGTTGCATTTCATCCTTTCCGCAAGACTACAATTTCGGCGGTCAATCGCCCCATTATGTGTGCGGAATGTCCGTGCCGCCCGTGATGATGGCACAAGTCGCAAGCCGAATTTGGGAACAATGGTTATCGAAGATTTAGTAAACAATGTTTCACTATAAAACAAAAAAAAGACAATGAAGTTACTATTTTTTGACCTTGAAACGACCGGGGTAAATCCCGGCAAAAATGGAATCCATCAAATATCGGGTGAAATCGTGATTGATGGGGTTTCCAAAGAACAATTCGATTTTCACGTTCAGCCCAACCCCAAGGCGATAATCGAAGAAGAAGCCTTGAAAGTCGCGGGGGTGACACGTGAACAAGTGTTGGCATACCCACCAATGCGACAAGTGTATTCGGAATTTGTCGCGATGCTTGGCAAGTACGTTGATAAGTACAATAAGAAAGACAAGTTCTTCTTGGTCGGTTATAACAATGCGGCTTTCGACAATCAGTTTTTGCGCGGTTTCTTCTTGCAGAACGGCGACAATTACTTTGGGTCTTGGTTCTGGTCGAACACCATTGATGTGATGGTGCTTGCGTCCGCATACCTTGCGACACGCCGCCCCGACATGGAGAATTTCAAGTTATCAACGGTCGCCAAAACGCTTGGTGTTGATGTCGAAAGTGAATCATTGCACAATGCCTTGTATGACATTAACTTGACAAAGGCGGTGTTTGACATTGTAACTAACAAGCAATGAAAAATATAGAACTATTCAACGACCATTTCCAAAACTTCAAAGTTTATGGAATCCCCAAGGCGCAACTAATCATTGCCGACCCGCCATATAACTTGGGCGTGAATGCTTATGCAAGCAATCCGGCATGGTATGTTGATGGGGATAACAAAAACGGAGAATCGGAAAAGGCGGGAAAAGAGTTCTTCGACACGGATAAGGATTTTCGCCCGGCTGAATTTATGCACTTTTGTTCGCAAATGCTTATAAAAGAGCCTAAACAGCCGGGGAAAGCCCCTTGCATGATAGTTTTTTGCGAGTTTGAACAACAATTCAAATACATAGAACTTGGCAAGCGATATGGATTTAACCATTATATCAATCTTGTGTTCCGAAAGAACTTTTCCGCGCAAGTTCTGAAAGCGAACATGAAAATCGTTGGCAATTGCGAATATGGGGTGTTGTTGTACCGTGACAAATTACCCAAATTCAATAATGATGGCAGGATGGTTTTTAATTGCTTTGATTGGATAAGGGATAACGAAACGCCCAAAGTGCATCCGACCCAAAAGCCCGTCCCATTGCTTGAACGGTTGATTCGCATATTCACAGACCCCGGCGATGTGGTTATTGACCCTTGCGCCGGAAGTGGAACAACATTGTTGGCGGCGGCAAACCTACAAAGAAAGGGTTATGGATTTGAAATCAAGAAAGACTTTTACAAGGCGGCAAAAGAACAAGTCTTATCGCATTTCACGCCAAAATTGTTTTGACCGGGTATTATTAACATATAAAACTTCAAGAAATGACTTACAACGATTTGACCGAAAAAGTGCATTCCAACGCCGTAAAACATGGCTTTTGGGATGAAAAAAGAAGCAACGAACATTGTTTGATGCTTGTGATTACAGAAATCGCCGAAATGGTAGAAGCTGACAGACGCGGAAAGCATCCGTTTGAACCCGAAAGTCATAAAGATGCTTGTATGCGTCATGACGGGGATATAAAATGGGATTTGATAGGTTTTGACAATTCTTTTGTCACGCACATAAAAGATACCGTTGAAGATGAAATGGCGGATGTTGCCATTCGGCTTTTCGACCTTGCCGGGGCATTGGGAATTGACTTCGAGAAAATGAAGCCTTGCCGATATTACCGGGCATTCGACAAGTTCAGCTTTACCGAAAACGCATTTGCCTTGTGCAAGGGTCTTTCCCGTGACGTGATAGGCATTGAAAAGCGCATTCAATTCGGTATTGCGTATGTCAATGAATGGGCAAAGTCTTTGGATATAGACTTGTGGTGGCACATTATGCAAAAGATGCGCTACAACGAAAGCCGCCCAATCCGGCATAACAAAGCGTATTGACAAGCAAAAGCAATGCACTTGCATAACAAAAGGAATGTATTTGTATAACTTAAAAACAAACGTATATGTTTCAATGTGAAGTAATTGGCAATATCGGGAATGATGCCGAAATCAAGGATTTTAGCGGCAAAAAGTATGTGTCATTCAATGTCGCCCATTCCGAAAGGAAAAAGGATGCCCAAGGGGTTGTGACAGAATCAACGGTGTGGGTGTCCGTCCTTTGGTATGGTGATGGCGGCGGGCTTACGCAATACTTGAAAAAGGGATGCAAAGTGTTTGTCCGGGGGCGTTTGTCCTTAAAGACCTATCAAGACAAGCACGGCAATACCCAAATCGCCGTCAATGTCAATGCGAATGAAGTAACCTTGTGCGGTCTGAAAGGTGAATCCAACAGCCAACAGCAAGGCGCAACGGCAGCACAACCCCAACCATCCGACAATGCGAATGATGATTTGCCATTTTAGTTGCGTGTGACATGAGGTGCAAATATGACAATATCATTGCCATTGACCCCGACAAGGACAAATCGGGCGTGGCATTCCTCAAACCGACAACACGGCAATTGGAAGTGTCGAATTTGACGTTCCCTTGCTTGATGGATTACTTGCAATTCTGCAAAAAGACAAGTCTTGAAAAGCAAGAAACGGTCATTGTCGTTGTTGAAGCCGGGTGGATGGTCAAGAAAAGCAATTTCCATGAAGCGCAAGGACACCGGGCGGAAAAAATCGCAAAGGATGTCGGCGCGAACCATGAAACGGGGCGCAAGATAATCGAGATGTGCAAGCATTACGGGCTTGAAGTCTTGGCACACGCCCCGTTGGTCAAGTGCTGGAAAGGGAAAGACCGAAAGATTACCCAAGAAGAATTGGCTTCATTTACAGGCTTGACCGGGCGCACCAACCAAGATGGGCGTGATGCGGCTTTGCTTGCATGGGTGTTTTCGGGCTTGCCTATCAAGGTAAAAGTTGGATAACTTATGCTTAACTTTTTTTGCAAAAGGGTGTGTTATAGTAACACGCCCTTTAATTTTGCAATTGCATTGCAAACTAAATTCAAAAGCAGATGAAACCAATTGATTTTCCGCAATCCACAAAGGTATTGCAAAAGCCGTCCACCATGTCAGACAATGAATGTTCATCATTGCACGTGTGGAATGACGGCAAACAATGTGTTTCTTGTTGGAAGCCGACTTTCAAGGAACGCATGAACATCTTGTTCGGCGGCAAAGTGTGGCTTGGCGTTTATTCAGGCAAAACGCAACCGCCCGTCTTTGTGTCGGGTGAAATGGTGTTCAATAAACAGCCCCTAAAAGCCCGAATTTCGGCTTTTCTTGCGGATGCAAAGGAAAGTATCGTTGAAGCATGGGAAAGCCTTACAGAAGCCGCCAAACAACCCGACAAACGGAAACATTTGTATATCGGCATTGCCATTGCGCTTGTCATTGGCGTTTTGTTCGGTGCTTTGGTCGGCTTTATTGCCGGAAGTCTTGCCGGAGCGGTCAAGGAATGGTGGGATTCCAAAGGACATGGCACGGTTGAACTTATGGACTTTATCTTCACGGTGATTGGGGCAACGTGCGGTGCTTTAATCGCTTGGGGTGTTTGTTCCGCACTTCAAATCCCTTGTGTGTTGTTATGGCTACTAAAATAATCGAAGCAAGCATTGACACCCTTATTCCCGACAACAAGAATTTCAATAAGGGTACGGAGTTCGGCGAACACCTGATGGATAAGTCATTGCGTGAATTTGGGCTTGGTCGGTCAATCCTTATCGACAAGAACAACCGCATTATCGCCGGAAACAAGACCGCCGAAAAAGCCGCCGACATTGGCTTTGACAATGTTATCATTGTCGAAACTGACGGCAATTCCCTTGTGGCGGTCAAGCGCAAGGATATTGACCTTGATTCAGCAAAAGGACGTGAACTTGCCCTTGCAGACAATGCGACAAGTAAAGCGAACCTTTCCTTTGATACGGACTTGATAATGCAAGAAGCTGAAAAGTTCGACTTTGACCCGGAAGATTGGGGCGTTGCATTGGATGCCCAAGAGGAAAACGAAGATGAAGAAGAAAGCCCCAAGAAAGTGATTGACACAAGATTGATTGTTGAATGTGGCGATGTCGCCAAATTGTCATTGCTATTCAACGAGTTGCAAGAAAGGGGCTTCAAATGCGAATTGAAAGAATAAAGTTATGAAAGTGACAAAATCAGACTAAAAAAGGCGTAACATGGCGAAATACGGTAAGAAAATAGTTGAAAAGATTGTCGGGCTTGTCAAGTCGGACACGTTCACCATTGCCGAAATATGCCGCCAAGTGGGTATCACCCCCAAGACTTACCATCAATGGATTGATGATTACCCCGACTTTGCCGCCGCCGTTGAGCAGGCAAAGGATGAACGGATGCAATTCTTTGTTCAGGAAGCCAAGAAATCCTTGTTGAAGAAGATACAAGGGTACGAAGTGACCGAAACAAAGGTTGTCACCATTCCAAGCAAGCAAAAGGATGAAAAGGGCAACCCAAAGCCGATAATCAAGGAACAAACGACCACCAAGAAGCATATTCAGGCGGACACGGCGGCAATCATATTCACTTTGACCAACGGCGACCCGGAACATTGGCGCAACAGGCAGACAACGGAAGTCACGGGCAAGGATGGAAAGGATTTGTTCGCGGGCAAGTCAGATGAAGAATTGGATAATGAAATTGCGGAACTGAAAAGGAAGTTGGAATAATGGCGCAAAGAGGTGACAAGATAAGGTATTGCAAGGCTTTGAAAGAACGGCTTATTCGTGAAAGCCGTTCCGATTTGTTGCGCTTCACCCTTGCCACAATGCCCACGTTCCGCCCAGCGGACTTTCACCGCCGATATTACAAGGTTTTGACGGACTTTGCGCAAGGCAAAATCCGCAAACTAATGGTGTTCATGCCGCCGCAACACGGAAAGTCGGAGGGCTCGACAAGGCGTTTGCCCGCATTCCTTTTGGGTAATGACCCCGAAAAGCGGTTGGCGATTGTGTCTTACAATGCCCCCAAAGCAAGGAAATTCAACCGTGAAATCCAACGAATAATCGACACGCCCGAATATCACGACATATTCCCGGAAACAAACCTTAATGCCGCTAATGTGACCACGATTGCGGGGTCTTGGTTGCGCAATGCGGATGAATGCGAGATTGTAGGACACCGGGGCGGCTTCAAGACGGTAGGTGTCGGCGGTGCTTTGACGGGTGAACCCGTGGACATTCTTATCATGGATGATATTTACAAGGATGCGAAAACGGCATGGTCGCCAATAGTGCGTGAATCGGTGTCCGACTGGTACGATACGGTTGCCGAAACCCGACTTCACAATGATTCCCAACAATTGATTGTATTTACCCGTTGGCATGAAGATGATTTGGCGGGTACGTTATTGCGGCAACAAGGCGTGTATGATGCGGAAAGCAACCCCGATGGGTGGGTTGTTGTCGTTTACAAGGCTATCAAAGAGGGCAAGCCGACCGAATATGACCCACGCAAAGAGGGTGAAGCCCTTTGGGAAGAAAGACACAACTTGAAGAAGTTGCAAGCGATACGCAAGCGCAATCCGCAAGTGTTTGAATCCTTGTACCAACAAGACCCGCAACCCCGTGCCGGGCTTATGTATGAAAGCGGCTTTGTTGAATATACCATTCGCCCGGCGACAAAGTATGTCAAGCGGAAATGTTATGTCGATACGGCAGACACGGGCGCGGATTACTTGTGCGCCATTGTCTATGATGAAACGGATGTCGCGAACTATGTTGTCGATGTCCTTTACACGACACGCCCGGTTGAATATACAGAACCCGCCCTTGCAAAGATGCTGACGAAACACGGTGTCGCCTTGTGCATTGTGGAAGCCAACAACGGTGGTCGTCTTTTCAAGAACAATGTTGAAAAGCAATGCCGACTTATGGGCAATGGAAAAACGGCATTCACGGCATTTCATCAAACGGAAAACAAGGACACACGCATTTATCAGCATTCGGCGATGGTGCAAAACCTTACATTCATGCCGCAAGGGTGGAAAACCTTGTTCCCTGAATTTGCCAAGGCGATATGTGGTTACTTGAAAGCCGGGCAAAATGAACATGATGATGCCCCCGATGCCCTCACGGGAACAATCGAAAAGAGGGCAAACACCCGTAAATCAGATGTTGCGGGTCTTTTTGGATTTTAATGTGTTTCACTATAAAACAAAACAGATATGCCAATCGAAGAAATTTTCAAGAAAGCAACGGCAAATGATGTGATTTCGGAATTGAAGTCTTGCCGTTTTATCCCACAACCCGATGTGGAACGTGCGGAAAAAGCACTTAACCCCAAGTTGCATGATATTAACGACCCGGTTATTCGCAAGGATAAACGGGTAAAGATTGATGCGGATGATGAAGCGGAATCGGCGCAAAAGATTATCACGGTGGATGGCGAAAGTACCAATTACAGAACGGAAAAGGTTGCAAGAATCGCCCTTGCCATTCAACGCTTGATAATCAACCGTGCCGTGTCTTTCTGTTTCGGCAATCCTATCAACTACAATGCAACCCCGACCAATGACAATGAAGCGTTGATTCTTCATGCCTTGAACCGCATATTGTACGATGTGAAGTGCAATTCCTTGAATCGCAAAATCGGTCGTTCAATTTTCGGTTACAAGGAATGTGCGGAGTATTGGTACACGGTCGAAAAGCCCAACAGCAAATACGGCTTCAAATCAAAGCACAAATTGCGTTGCGCCTTGTTTTCGCCCGCTTATGGTGATACTCTTTACCCGTACTTCGATGAAACGGGCGACATGGTAGCCTTTTCACGGGCTTTCAGCCGAAAGGATGCAGGGGAAAACGCCGTTGATTACTTTGAAACGTTCACGGACAAGGAACATTGGTTGTGGATTAACGGTGCGAATGGCTATGAAGCCGCGCCGGGTTATCCAAAGCCTATCAAAATAGGCAAAATTCCCATCATTTACGGACACCAACCCAAGTTTGAAACGGAAGATGTGGATAAATTGATTGACCGCTTGGAAACCTTGTTGTCAAACTTTGCCGACACAAACGACTATCACGCAAGCCCCAAGATATTTACAACTGGTCAAATCAAAGGATGGGCAAAGAAAGGTGAAAGCGGTGCAGTCATAGAGGGTGAAGATGGTGCGACAATGCAATATGTGTCTTGGCAGTCTGCCCCGGAAGCCGTCAAGTTGGAAATCGAAACCCTTTTGAAGATGATTTATACAATCACCCAAACGCCGGACATTTCATTTGATGCGGTCAAGGGGCTTTCGGCGATAAGCGGCATTGCATTGAAGTTGCTTTTCATGGATGCCCATCTAAAAGTGCAGGACAAGCGGGAAATCTTCGATGATTACTTGCAAAGGCGCGTGAATGTCATTCTTGCCTATATCGGCAAGATGAATACCGCATTGGAAACGGATTGCGATACAATAGCCATTGAACCCGAAATTGTGCCGTATATGCTCACAAGCGAGATTGACGAATTGAATTATTGGCTTACCGCCAATGGCAATAAGCCCGTGATTTCGCAAGAAGAATCGGTCGAGAAAGCCGGACTTTCAAGCAATGTTGAATTGACCATGCAGAAGTTGAAAGACCAAGCGACAACCGAAAATTCATTCATAATCGGCGAACCACAACTTGAAATGGATGCGTGATGAAAAGGAAAGTCATTGAAACGCCAAAACATCAATGCCGGGATTGTGCGCATTCATGTGATTGGCACGAAAAGAATTGGAAAGGTGAATTGTTCATGTGCAAATGCCCTTTCCACAAAGAGGGGAAATATAGCAAGTTCTTGTCAGACCCTCAATGCGAACACTTCAAATTAAGGGGCAATGGCTAAAAGGCAGAAAGTAAAGCGATTTTCGGTGCAGACATTCGATGCCGCACATTACAGGCAAACGGAGCAATACACGCAAGCCGTTGATGCTTTGTTTGACAAGGCGACCGCCGAAATAGCAAGGGCGGCGGCAAAGGGCAAATATGACCCCGACAAGCCGTTTTCTTTCGATGATTACCCAAGTGTCAAGGCGGTTATGCAAAGTGTCACCAAGCAACTTGCAAGCCGCATTACAACGGTCATTGAAACGGGGTCAAAGAAGCAATGGTTGTTTGCTTGCAGCAAGAATGATGGCTTCATTTCCTCAATACTTGATACATCCAAGTTGAGCAAGGCGCAATTGAAAAAGATGCAAGACCAAAATTTGGATGCCTTGAAAACCTTTCAGGGGCGCAAGGTTGAGGGAATGAACCTTTCACAACGTATTTGGAAGTATGTTGGGCAATACCGTGAACAACTTGAAGCCGCCCTTGATGCTGGGTTGGGTGAGGGTCGAAGTGCGGCACAACTTTCACGGGATGTCCGGCAGAACCTGAAAGACCCCAACCGATTGTTCCGCCGTGTGCGTGACAAGCGGGGCAACCTTGTGTTGTCAAAGGCTGCAAGGGCATTCCACCCCGGACGTGGTGTTTACAGGTCAAGCGCAAAGAATGCCGCCCGGCTTACACGGTCTGAAATCAATATGGCATACCGTGAAAGCGATTATTTGCGTTGGCAAAGCCTTGATTTTGTCGTGGGGTTTGAGGTTAAAAGGTCAAACCATGAACCTTTGTGCAAGTGTGACATTTGCGAGAAGCTGAAAGGGCGTTATCCAAAGCATTTCAAGTTCAAGGGCTGGCACCCGCAATGTATGTGTTACGCCGTGCCAATCCTGATGGATGAAGAAACCTTTGATGAAAATGAGTTGGGCGACCTCAAAGCGGCATTGCGTGGCACTCAATACAAGCGTTTGGAAGCAAAGAATGTCGTTGTCGATGTGCCGGACGGCTTCAAAGAGTGGGTCAAGGAACATGAAGAAGCGCAAGCAAATTGGAGTTCCACGCCTTATTTCATCAAAGACAACTTCACGGATGGCAAGTTATCCAAAGGGTTGAACTTTGAAACCAAGAAGCAAATTGACCCGGTACAACAGCAGCTTAACGCCCTTATGCCACAAATCACCCAAGCAAGGATGTTGGCAAGCAAGTGGGGCTTGACCGTTCAATTGCAAATGCTTGACAAGTATGTTGCCGAAAAGGATATTGTAAGAATACCCAACCGAATTGCGACCATTCAACAGAAAGCGGCAGAAATGCAGATGGCGGATAATGACATTCGCGCAAAATGTAGTGAATGGGGCTTGAATACATACATTCTTGATGATGCAATGAAAACGCCCGATTCAAAGAACATCTTGGCGGCGATGGCGGAATTGGAAACCCGTGTTTTCAATGCTCAAAAAGAATACAATCAATTCATTGCGGATGCGACAAAAGCCATTCAAGATGCCCGGAAGTACAAGATTGATATTTCCGATATGCTGCAATTGGTCGCCGATATAACAGGCGACAAGCGAGAATGGATTTTGTCAAAGGCTTCATGCAAAAAAGCATTACAAGACTTGTTGGATAAAATTGCGAGCGCAAAAGGCACAACACCAACGTCAAAGCAAATGCCTGATGAATTAAGGGCGAAATCAACGTATTTGGAGGGCGAAGATTACACCTTTGATAAGGATTTCTTTGATTTGATAGACCCCAACAGACCTATTCGGCTTGAAATTCTTAATTCGGATAGCGGTTCTTATTCTTCGTACTTGGGTGATTTGGTGCATATAGCCGGAACGAAACGTGGCAAGGCAAGTCCGTGGGAACGCAAGGCGGTAATTTATCACGAATATGGGCATTGTATTGATGCACAACGTGACTTATGGAAAGATGCTAAATTAACCGCAATGCGCAACAAACAGATAAAAATGTTGAAGAAGAAAAAAGAATACGTTATCACGGAACGCAAATGGAATCACGAACACGGTGGTTGGTATTATGAGCGTGCCAAAAAGGAAATGTCAATGGTTGAGTATGTCGATAAACGCTTGGAACAATTGATTGAAAAGGTATTCAATATGAAAGACGAAACCTTTACAAAGCGAGGAATCACCAAAATGGACGTAATAGAACAAATTGGCAGCACCCGTGACACCATAAAATCACTTGTCGTCAAATACGGTTATGGGCATTCAACCGCATATTTCAGGAAAGAACGAATGAAAGAAACGGAATACTTGGCACACGCCTTTGAAAATGCTTTTATTGGCAACCGTGTGTTCCAAAAGTATTTGCCCGATATATACAATGAAATGATTGCATACGTTAAGACATTAAAGCCGATTAAATAAGATAATTTTGTAACAATCAAAACATTAGAGATATGAGCATTGATATTAAAAGATTAAAAGGAATGGATTTATTCTATTACCTGACAAGCGATGAAAACCCGGATGAAGAACTTTCGGAAATGGCTTCACTTTTGTTCAGCAGTAACCCGGACAAAGAAGAATCATTGAAAGTGCTTGAAGATGTTGTGAAGAATGGCAAAACATTAGTCGCAATTTATCCCGGATTTGGAGAAACACCAACAAAGGACATGGAATTGATATGCAGCATTCCCGATGGTGCTTTGTATGTAAAATGAAAGGGATGGGGCAAGCAAGCCCCACCCTTTTATTTTGGCGGTTTGCGGTTCGTTTTCTTTCGGTGTATTATACCCCGATAGATAATGCACTTGTCATTGCGATATGGCTTGTTTTCGGTAATTCCGAAAGCCCATAACCGTGATTTTGATACGCCCAATTCAACAGGCGTGAACTTGTCGAATATGGCGGTGATAGACCCGAAATAATGATGGTCGTTGTCGCCAAAACAAACGTGATACACTTTATTGCCATACATAGTCCTACAAAGTCAATGTTATTGTTGTTTCAACGAAACTTGCGACTTCTTCTTTCGCCATTTGGTTTCTTACTTCTGAAATCTTAACATCAACATCATGAATGCGTATGTCTTTGTTTTCGTCAATGAATGTTGCAATCAACGTGTCGATTTTTGTTTCAAGTAACCTTTTCTTTCGTTTCAATTCGTTTATATCCATACCTTGAACATCTTTCGTCAATTCTTCGTTAGTGGGTGATGGTTGCATTGATTCTTTTCTTAAAGGGCAACAATAGTTTGAACAAATACGGCAAGAACCATTGCAGTTTTTCCAACCTTGCATCATATTGAATCCTTTTTCAAATTAAAGTCAAACCATTCACGGGGCGAATTAACCGCCGCTTTCTTGACTTGCCGATAAAAGGCTTTATTCATCTTGCGCAGCCGTGCCAAGTATTCGTGCGGATGCCAACGGAAGTTGGGCATTACTTCATTGTTTGCGCCGTAAATGCCGCCTTGTTTCGGCTCAAAATGGGCAAAGGCGACCAAATGCCCATCCTTGACGAAAACAACGTCTTTGACGGCTTTATTTTTCAATGTAAGTGCCTTGCATCCGTTGTAATACTCAACAATCTTGCGTTGTTGTTCCATTGCAGCTTTGATATTTTCCGTTTTCTTACGCCGGAATGCCCACATATTTTGAGCGACTTTGTGCCGATATTCGGCAACATTGATGGGGTCTTTCCCGGTTGCCATGTCATAAGGCAACAACCCGACCGCAAACATCCGTACCGCACGGGCGAAATTCTCTTTGTCAATGACCTTTTCGTGAAGTTCATTCACGAAATCAACCGTCAAGCCATACTTGCTTGCGAGTGCTTCAAAATTTGTCTTTTCCATTGCAATTATATTGGTTTAATCAACTACTTGCGGGATTGTTTCATAATCATTCGGCATTGCTGGGGCAATATCAATCCACCCTATGCCGATATATTGTTTGACCATTCCATTAAGGATTACTTTGTAATCGGCTTTCACAACACATTCGGGTGGGTTTACCGACATTTTAATCTTGTTGAGTTCAGAAAGTTTTATGGTTATCATAATTGAAAAGATTTTGTTGGTTGCGTTTATTAGAAAGCCAATCGGCGGCATTTTCGTTTGAAATCCACCATTCAAAGACTTGTTCGGGTGAATCAAAATTTGAATAATTCCCGGTTTGCTCCATTAGTTCACGTATTGCCCTTATATAGACCTTTTCGGCAAAGCGTGGGAACATTTCAAGTTCCTTTCGTTTCTCTTTGACGGAAGCCATAGGGCAAAATAAACACCCGATGCGGTGAAAGCCCATGTCGTACAAATCACAATAAGGCATATTGTTGCCTTTTATGAAATCCCAAACGTTCTTGTCCGTCCAATCGAATATCGGTGAAACAATCACCTTGTCTTTGCCATTCACGCAATAAATTTTGGTGTCGCAATCCGTTTCAAATAGTTGTTCGCCGCCTTGGTATTCTTGAACAAGTTGTTCACCTTGTATTTCCCATCCATTGCGGTTGCCGAAAAGTTCCACATGATGCCGTTTCGCCCTTTTGGTTGATTCGTAACGGCGAATGCCCGTGCAAGTGCAGCACCCGACCCTGGCTTGTTCTTTCAGGTAGGCGCAACAATACCTTGCTTGGCGTGTCGGCAACATCTTCTTTTTCAAGATAAGTTGCCGCATATTCAGCTTGGGCAAATTCAAATGGACTTGGGGATAATAGGTGCGCACAAACTTCATTAGGTTTGGAGAATCAACGGTTGTGACTTGCATTTCCGCATGATGCTTGACACCCGCCATTTCGACAAGTGCAAGCAATACTTGGGAATCCTTGCCGCCTGAAAAGGCGACATGGAAACCCCTTTCATCCATCCGCAACGCAAGTCTTTCAGCGTTGCGAATGAATCGTATTGCTTTCCTTTCAAGTTCAATCAATTGATTGTTCATTATTATTGTTTTATAGTAAAACACTTTTGATTATAGCAATTTCCATGTTGTTTCATAAGAACACCGTTCAACTTCATTGGATGCCTTGTATTGCCCTTTCTCAATAAGTGTTGGGATTATGCGAATGGGGATAAATACGCCCCATCCTTTGCCCTTTTCTGGGAACACATGAACACTTGTGCCGTCCTTTTTCAGATACCCGATTTTGAAATAAGAACACGACCTATTCCAACCATCAAAATATGATATTGTTTTGCCGATAAGGGCTTGTTTGATTTCCTTGATTAACATTGCCGCTTGATTTAGAGTTGGTAAAGGTCAATAAATTCATTTTCGGCAACGCTTAATGTATAAGTCGGCTTGCCGCACTTGGATTCTTTGATAAAAGAAAATGATTCATCCTTTTCACGATAGACGTACACGAATTGCCCATGTAGTGAAATTGATTCAAACGTACCGAAATAATCGGTTGTGTTTTCGATGTCTTGGCAAAGCCCCCAAATGTTATTGGTTATGCCCTCACGGTTGATTGCATCAAACAGATTGAAAATTGATTGTTTCATTGTTGCGTAATTTTTTAATGTTGCATATTGTGTTATAGTAACACACCGCAAAAGTAATGAATATATTTAATAAAACAACCATTTCGGGAAAGAAAAATGCACTTGCAATGCAAAATGTGGATAAATCAAGGATAAGTCGGGGTGTTATTTAGCGTGTTTCATAGTAAAACACATTACTTTTACGCTTGATTTGTGAACTTAAAAAGATTATCGGAATGAAAGAAACAATTTTGGCACTACTGATTGCGAAGTTTTCAGGCGTGCGAAAGGACGGTTTAACGGCATTGGCACGTTCACTTGCGTTACAATGCACGACCGAAGATGAAGCGAAAGCCCTTGTCGAAAAAATCACCGATGCGCAAGTGAATGAATTTGTCAAGGACTATCGCGCCGATGTGGATAAAGAGGTGTCCGAAAGCAACAAGACCTTTGAAACTAACTTGAAGAAGAAGTTTGATTTCGTGGCAAGGAAACCCGAACCCGGCGGCGACCCGAACCCGAAACCCGACCCCAACGACATTGCCGCGACCATCAAAGCAGCCGTTGCGGAAGCGGTCAAGCCTTTTCAAGAAAAGTTGATGGGGTATGAGCAAGACAACATCGCAAAGTCAAGGCTTCAATCATTGAACGAAAAGTTGGCTAATTGCAAGGATGAGAATTTCAAGAACCAAACCTTGAAAGACTTTGCCCGCATGAAGTTCGACACGGACGATGATTTCAACGAATACTTGGCGGAAAAGGAAAAGGACATTGCCACGGCAAATCAAAACAAGGCTGATGTTGATTTGAGCAATTCCGGCGGAAGCCCGCTATTCGCCCAAAAGGAAGAAAGCGGTATTTCAAAAGGTGTTGCCGACTTCATAAGCAGCCAAAAGCCCGAAAACAACGTGTTCGCGGGCAAAGATGTTTAACCCCTAATTCGTCAAAACAATGGGATTGAGAATTGACCGTAAAAAGGACAACCGCGTTGTGAAGTGTATTCTTCACCGCGTTGCGGACATACCCGGTGGCGCAACCGTCAAGGTCGCCAACTTGGGTGGTACGGGGTTGTTCGAGGGAACACCCCTTGGCGTTGGTTCTGATGGATTGTTTGAGGTTTGCAAGACCGCGCAAATCATAACGGAAGCGATTGCAACGGCGACCACATACGAGGTTGCCAAAGGACACCATTTCAAAGTTGGTGACAGGTTCGCGACCGATGCTTGCAATGGTCAGCAGATAACAGCAATTGACAAGTCTGACCCCGCAAAGGATGTTATCACCGTTGGAACGACCCTTGGTGCGGTAGTCAAAGCCGGAACTTGTGCATTTGAATCAAGCGGCGCAGACAAGACGTTGAAAGTGACCCCGGTTGCAATAGCCGGGTCAAACGAGGATGTCAAGGATGGCGACAACTTGTTTGTAAGTGCATGGGTTATCGGTGTTGTGCGAGAAGCCACCGCGCCCGCAGTAAATGCCGCTATCAAGTCGGCATTAAAGACAATCGCTTATGTGTAACCCCTAAAAGCAAACCGATATGCAGAAATCATTGATGGTTGGGTTGAATGAAAAGGATATGGAAGCCGTAATCCGCACTTACGACCTCAAAGATTACTATTATCCAACCCTTTTCCCACTCAAAGAAACAAACACTTTGACATGGAAGATGCTTGAAGCGCAATCCGGCTTGAAGATTGCCGCCGACCTTGTGTCAAGGGGTGCGACAATTTCACGCAAGACCCGTGAAGCGATTTCACGCATTCAAGGCGATATTCCTAAAATCGCCATATCGCGAGAAAAGAACGAAGATGAATTGACCGAATACGACATAATGGTTGCAATGTCGAGCAGCAACCCCGACTTGCGCGCCCTTGTCGAATTTTGGGCGGAAGATACCAAGTATTGTTGGGATGGCGTTGCAGCCCGTGCGGAATGGATTGCATTGCGCCAAATTTCGCTTGGAAAGGTCAAGTTCACCAATTCCAACAATGCGGCGGTCGTGACCGAATATGACGTTGATTATCTGATTCCGGCGGAACAGAAGATTGGCGTTGAAACGGCGTACAACAGCGGTACGGGCGCAAAGCCGCTTACCAAGGATATTCCCAAGGCGATTAAACTTGGTAAGAAGTTGTTTGGCGCAACGTACAAGTTCGCATTTATGAATGTTGATACCTTTGAAAAATTCGCTTCACAGGAAGAAGTTTGGAAGAAGTGTTCATCCTACATTCAGAATGCAACGGGAACGCAGGATTCGCCCGATTTGGCGACCGTGAACGCATATCTTGCCAAGAAGAAAGAACTTTATCGCGGCTTGCAGTTCATTGTGATTGACCAAGAAATCACAATCGAACTTGCCGATGGTTCGCGTGTCACTTCAAACCCGTTTGAAGATGATGTCATTCTTTTCTCGGAAAACAAGGTTCTTGGAAACACCTATTGGAAGAAGCCGATTGACGCAAAGAAGATGCCCGGAAGCGTTGCCGAAAAGGTCATGCACGGTCATACTTTGGTCAAGAAGTATTCTAATGAATCGCCCGTTCAGGAAGTCACGGAGGGAATCGCCAACTTGTTCCCGGCTTGGAATCTTTCAGGTCGAAGCGTGTTGATGCAGACCAATGCGACTACTTGGAATAAGAACTAACAACATTCGCCGTTGGGGTGTGTCAAAAGCACCCTAACGGCTTTGCAAGACAAAGGAGTATGACAAACAAGGAGTATTTGACCAGAGCATTGAACGGACTTAACCTTTCGGAAGATGATATTGACATTATCATTTTGAAAGGCGGTCTTGAAGCGGATGCCGTTGTGGACGTAAGGGCGTGTGATATGTCGGTGTATAACCGAATGTCCGTAATCCTCAAAGGAATGACCCAAAACGTGTCAGAGGGCGGATATTCTATATCTTGGAATATGGATGCCGTCAAACTCTATTATGCCGCCTTGTGCAATGAATTGGGCAAAGAAAACGTGCTTGTGTCACGCCCCAAGATTCGCAACCGTTCAAACATTTGGTAATATGGCATTCGTGAAGCAATATCCGCATTTTCTATTTATCGAAGAAGCCGGGGAATCCATGCAGGATGCCAACGGCAATTGGACGGAATGTGAAGTGTCGCGCAAGTTCATTTCAATGTGCCGTGAGGAATCGGACGGCAAAGGCACGGAATATCAGGTTGCCGGGGGTGAATACCAAAAGGCAACATCTGTTATCCAATGCCCAAAGACTTGCCCAAAGGTAGCCAAAGGCGCAAAGGTGATAATTGCAAACGACAAGGATTGTTCGGACATACGGATTGCCGGAATATGCTTGAATTTTGACCCCTCACAACTTCATTCACGGCTATGGGTGTAAAGGCAAATTTCACGAAAGAAGATGTCAAAAGGCGGTTTGATGCTTTCCTTGACGAAATCGAGCGCAAGCAGATTGCAAGGCTTCAAAGGCTTGGCGAAATGTGCTTGACGGAAGCAAGGAACAACAAAGGCTATATGATGCAGACGGGGGCATTGACTTCATCCACCGGGTATCAAGTTTTTGTTGATGGTATCGCCATTCATAGCCAATTTGATGCGGCGAGCGGTGCGGAAAGCGAAGCAGCGGCAAGGGGCATGAAGTCTGGTCAGACAATCGCCGAAAAGGTCGGAAAGGAAACAAAGGGTGTTGCCCTTGTTGTGGTCGCCGGAATGAATTATGCCGCTTACGTGGAAGCAAAGGGTTACAATGTCCTATCAAGTGCCGAACATCTTGCAGAGCGGGAATTGCCCCGAATGCTTGAAAAACTGATTACGAACATTAAACGTGCAGCCGAATAATGAAATCTACATTTGACACGGATGGAATCTTGTTTTCATTGCTCAATGGCAAAACATCCATTAAGGGTGGTTGCTATGTGCGTGATGAACGCCCGGAAAATTCAGTTGATGAAGATATTGTCGTGAACACCGTTGATTTGGGGCAAGACAGCTTGCCGCAAATTGGCACGTCAAACATCAACATCTATACGCCGGACACCCCCAAGAAGATAAAAGGGAAAATGCAGGTTTCAGAAAACGGCACACGTTTGAAAGCCTTGACGGATGAAGTCTTGGCGATTGTGAGAAGTGCGAACATCAAAGGGTTGAAGATGCGACCCGGCACAATGTCAATCATGTATGAGCCGAACACCAAACAACACTTTGCTAACATTCGCATTGATTGGAACATTCAAATTGATTAAAAGTTATGGCAGAAAGAACATCTTTGATAACCCTTGGTCTTTGCCAAATCAAGGTTGGAACGGCAGCACCCAATGGAACAATGCCGTCCGAGTTAAACAAAATCGGCAAGACTTACAAGAACACTTGTAAGATTGCACAGGCAACGGCGGACGTGACGGAACATTTCGAGGAAGGCATGGCAGCCCCGGAAGTACGCAAGAAGTCACGCAAAATCCCGACCCTGACATTCTCAATCATGGATGCCAACGTGCAAGATTTGATTGATTATGTCGGTGGTGCTAATGTGGGCGATTCGTCCAATCCCAAGTGGGGTTATGATGGCAATGAAGTTGTCGCAAACAAGGCAATTTTCGTTGAATCTGAACAGGGGTTGGACTTTGAGATTCCCAACGGCGACATTGAAGCGGTCATAAATGCGGATATGTCGGCGGCAGGAATTTTCCTTGTGGACTTCACCGTTACCCCGATGGCGGTTACAGCCGGAAAAGCCATTCGCGGCGTGCCGAAAGCCAAGGAGCAATTCGGGGTGCATTGATTGTTTAATACAAAAACCCGAAGCCCCCGGAGTGTGACAACTTACGGGGGCTTCTTACTTTCAAAAGTAATGAATGACGAAAAGAAGCAACTTGAACAAGAACGCAACGAGTTGAACACCCTTATCAACAAGGGCGTGTCGTTTGAACTGAAAGACACCGAATTTGAGGTGAAAAAAAAGTTTTTCGGTCTGATAAGGCGGTACAAGCCCAAAGAGGTGACACGCACATTCAAGATTGAGGAAATGACCCTTGCGACCCTTGACCGCATTACATCTGAATCGGTGGAAATCGCCATTGATGAAAACGCGATGAAGTCAGCGGGTATGGACAGCATGAAGATGGCAAGGACACTTGCGCACAAACATTCATTGCGGTGCGCAAAGATTGTCGCCATTGCCGTGCTTGGCGAAGATAGGTTGATACCCAAGCCCGGAAAGGCGGGCATAAGATGGGTTGAGGACACGAAAAGACTTGAAGAATTGACTTCATTGTTTGCCCGGAAAATCAAATCTTCAACCTTATACAAATTGTATGTCCTTGTCAATACGATGGGGAATCTTGGGGATTTTATGAACTCTATTCGATTGATTTCAACAGAAAGAACCACGATGCCGATTCGGATAGAGGAAAACAACGAGGGTTAAACAGTCCGCACGGTCGCCGGGGTGCGATTTGTGAGCATTTCGGATGGACTTATGACTACTTGTTACACGGCATTCCGTGGTCGGTTGTTCAAAGGATGATGATTGATGCACCGGGTTATGACTTGGATAACAATAATGACACGGAAATTCAATTGACAGAGGACAACAGCGAACAAATTATGAACTACGTTAATAGTATGATGTAATATGGCAGAAATAGACGGTGGGTCATTATCTTTCAAATCCATTTTAGACAATGGTCAGCTTAATGCGGCTATTGATGAAACATTGCGGCGCGTGCAAGGCTTTTCCAATGCCGTTGCCGGAAGCGGTGATGTTATGGACAAGACCACGCAAGAGATAGTCGAGTGTATCGAGATACAACGCAAGGTGATTCAGGACTTGGAAAATTCATACAATGACCTGACCGCCAAGATAAACGCGATTGAACCGGGTGAAGCGCAAAATGTGCTTATGACCCAAGCTAATGCGGTGAAACAAGAACTTGATTCCGAAAGGAAAGGTCTTGTCGCCTTGATGAACGAATTGAACAATCTTCAAGGTGTCGCAAGCAATGCTTCAATGGGGCTTACCAACATTCGTTCAACGCTTGGGCAAATCGGCGCGGCTTGTGAGGAACACGAGCAGGAAATTTCCCGGTTGAGTGCCGAATATGACCGCGTAAGCCGTGCCGCAAGTGATGCTTTCATGTCCGGGCGCGATGATGATTACCGTGCCTTGCAAGACCGTGCGGATGCAATCAAAGGTGAAGTCACGGTTCGCAAGCAGTTGTTGAATGAATTGCGCGAACAATCCGATGCCTTGGAAGCGGAAGCACAAAAGATTGAAAAGGCGGCGCAGGAAGCCGAAAATGCGGCACAATCCCACGTTTCATTCCGTACCCGCTTGCGTGAAGTGCGTGAAGAATTGATGCAATTGGAACTTGCAGGCGATACAAGTTCCGAAAGATATAAGGAACTTCAAGCACAAATGGGCGAATTGTCGGAAGCGATGGATGCCGTCACGACCCAACAAAATATGTTGAAGCGCGGTGAAAGGATGTGGGATGGCTTGTTGTCGGGTCTTTCCGGCGTGTCAGGCGCATTTTCAGCGGCACAAGGTGCGGTTGCCTTGTTCAGCGGTGAAAACGAGAATCTGCAAAAGATTATGCTTAAAGTTCAATCCTTAATGGCTATCACAATAGGGTTGAAAGAAGTGCAACTTGCCCTTGATAAAGATGAAGCATTCCAACTTGTCACCATCAACGGATTGAAAGAATGGTGGAACAAGTTGTTGGCGGTCGGCAGGGGTGAGCAAGTCGCGGCAACGGCTGCAACCGTGGCGGACACCGCCGCGACCGTTGCAGATACG